AGCCACCAAGAGTACCACAGGCTGCACCAACGGTGATCATTGTGGTCTTCATGGTCTTGATTTTTTCATTGAGCGTGGCAATATCTTTGGCATTGTCAATCAATGCTTGAGAGTAGGTCCGTGATTGATCTGCAACAGTCCGTGCTATCTTCTCACTGTGGTGCTCCATCTCCTTGCGGAAGTCTGATGTCAGTCTTTTTTCCTGTTCAAGAAGAGCGTTCTCCACTAGCAACTTGATCGTCACATTCTGTGATTCAATTGTTTGGTTTTCCTGCATACTCTTAATTGTATTATGACGCTTATGCATGATGCAACCCCTTGACTTTAGTTTGCTAGTGTGTACTCCACAAACGCAATGGGCACGACCTTGCCCGGTGTGAAGTTCATGGTTGGGAAGAATGCAGGGATGGTCAAAACAACCGTCACCTGATTGCCCACTATCTTATAATTCAGCGTGAAGTAGTACAGAGATGTAAGTGGTGAGTTGAACACAAGGTAGTCATATGACTGCTCAACCTGCATCCAGCTGTCATGGTACTGACTATCAAGGTACCTGAAGTACTTTGCATAATCCGTTGCATACACCAAGAGCTGTGCAAAGTCAGTGGTCTCATCAAGCGTGAAGGTCTGCTCAACAGACTGAGCCACGCCACTGACGTGAGAGGCAGGCAATGCAAGGCTTGCCCGGTGCACACCGTTGTTCTTGAATGCGTTGTAGGATGAGTGCAGCAGCACGTTGTCAATGTCAATTGCCATGTCAAGCCACCAATCCAAAGTCTTTATATATCACCCAGTATACCGGGAAGGAAGCAGCAGCAAGTGTGTTGTATGGGAAGTGCAGTGTGAACTTCAGTGTCATCTCATCAGCTTCAGCCATGAGTGTTGGTGCTGCATCAAGGAAGTTCACAAAGTCATTGATTGGATTGCTCAACACATAGTCAGTGTCATGGATGATCGGGTACAAAACACCGTCTTGATATGGCTCATAGAACGCCCTGAAGAATGGCACATACCCAAGACCATGAGTCACTGTGAACTCACGGATGTAGAAGTTCCCAAAGTACTGAGACACGTTGGGACCAAGCATGACGGTCTGACCACTTGAAGGGTCACGCTTCATGTAGTTCTTATCAGATCGGAAGAGTGTTTGTCCGTTGATGTTCATAGTATATTGTCCAGTACATATTTAATCCTGAAGTTCACGGGCACTCCAAGATAGTGGGTGAAGTAAAACTTAATCTCTGTGTCACTGATGCTACAGCCTACCGTTGCACCAACCTTGCCCGGTGGGACCGGATTGCCCGGCTGATAAAGGATCGGTTTTTGGATGTAGTAGTTTACACCATCAATGGACCACACCATATTGATGAAGCACTTCTTGCCCACTGGATTGGCAATGGTGAGTATGTCAGTCTTTGGGTAGTAGAAGCCACCGCCATCAGTAGCAGCAGCAACAGTGTGCGTGATCGGAGTCTCAACCTGCTCATAGAGCACCTTGTCAATAGGGAACTGACTCATGAATGACATGAGATTCCTGACTGCTTGTGGATCAATTGAAGACATCTAGTACATTGATCCCTTCCTTGCTGATAACGATTCCAATCGTACCATCAGGCAGGACACCAATGATCATCCGGACCAAACCATCTTCATCAGCAACTAGGAAGCGGTTGTTGTCCAGCTCAAGTCTAACCTGACCATCCTTCACGGTGGTCATCTTCTTGCCCTTGCTTGCACTTGAGGTGACTGTCATGCTTGGTCCCCCCTATGTCTTAACTATATAGTTGATCACCTGATACGGCTGAAGGTTATTATGGGCACCACCAGATCCAGCGTTCCCGGTATTGAATGATATAGTTGAGCCACTTGCCTTACCATATGCCAATGGTTTATCAACTCCACCAGCCCATGTATTTGATAGCCAAAAGTCTACGCTTGAACTAGTGTGGCTATGTACCGGCATCTCAGTTGTTGTTAGCGTGTGAGTTTTTGCACCACCTATCTCACCAAGAACATCAAACTCAGTCTGACCTGAGTCACGACCAACAGGGATCTTTCCTCTGAGATCAGGGAGATTGAATGTAGTTGATCCATTTCCGGCACCATATGTGGTGCCAATAATTGCAAACAGTGCAGCATAGGTTGTGCGTGACACTGCAGATCCGTCACAGATCAGCCATCCTGTTGGTGCGGTTGAGCCACCATAAGGATTGATGACACCTACTGGGGCAGCCTGAGATACCCTTGTATCAAAGTCTGCGTCATTGCTCCACAGCTTATTCCATTTTGCTGTGGTTGGGACTTCCCCTGCGGTGAATGAGTCTGCTGAATATGACATAATTATTGAACCTTCCTGAGAATGAATTGATCAACTTTGTAACCACCTTTGACTTTGGTCACGGGCTTTTTGTAGCCGGTTGATTCAATGTGTCTCTTTACGTTTAGTATATCAGAGTTGCTTATGCTTGACATCACATGATCTTCGGGGATCACTTCAGTCTCAACATCAGCCCACCGGGTGTCTAGTGGTGGCAGGAACTGCGGAATATTAGGACGCTCAGGCTCAATGAACTCTCCGGGCGAAAAATACTCAGGCTGTTCAAATACTGGATATACTGGCTTGTCTACAACATCATTTTTAATATTGTCTTTTGATCCCTGAATTGATACTAGGTATGACTCATATATAATAAACTCACCATTGTACCTCTCAACTTCCTGGTTGAATACTTTTTCAGCTTCTTCAAATGCAGCTCTGTGGTCAGACTTTGCTTTGTCAACCCTCTTGCGGTATGCTGCCAGCTTCTTCTCACGCTCTTCATAGAACGCTGACCACTGCTCAACAAACTCAGGATTCTGGACCTGCAGTGCTGACTGATAGCCAATCACACCATCAAGCCGGGTCCGTGTTGATGCCAGCCTGTCACCAATAGCGATGATGAAGCGACCATCCCAGTGAACTTTGGTGCTGTTCTTGAGAGTCTTATGCTTGACCTCTAGTGCAATGACTGCACCGGTGATGGTATCAACAACCTCTTCAATGTCCGTGCAGTTGTCTTTGTACCAATCAAGCAGATCACCAGATTCATATTCATCCTCAGTGATGTGAGTCAAACGCCTCTTGACCTCATTGCCGTTGTTGCGATCAATGAACGCCTTGAGAACTGCAGGGGTTGCTTCCTTGAGGTCCCTGAGTTCAGCATTGCTGAAGTAGTCATTGAGTACTTCAATGCTCATGTCATCAAGGTATGACAATTGCTCTTCAGTAAAATACTGAGAGAGCCGGTCTGTGATTATCTGTTGTGCTTGTTTGCTTCTGTCTTTGGTCTCCATAAAGATCTCCTTCCTTTTTAGTATACCAGTTATGGTGCTATGACGTGAGCACCACCAATTGACGATGTGTTGATTGTGAAGAACCGAGAGAGCAGATTCTCACGGTACTCAAAGACGATCTTCTGTGAGAGGATCTTGCCCATGTTCATCTTCAGCTCAGTACCAACAACCATTGCCGGACGGTGTGACACTTCAATGTCATTGATCATCACGTCCACAACGTCACCATATTGCCGGGCAGGATTGCCAAACACGGTCCCTGCAACCTGCTGCTCAGGGTCTGCATAGAGAAGGACCGGCTCCCGTGCCAATGCCAATGCAGTTGCCTCATCCTGAATCCAGTCATTCTCAATGTCAATCGGCTTGCCTGCATTGCTCTCAGGATTGATGCCATACTTCTCAATGCTGTCCTCATCCTTGTATTCAACCTCAATGCGGTCAGCTACCTTTGCCGGGGTGCCGTGAAGTTCAAGCCCGGTGATGTATACAGATGATGGACCAATGTTGCTGAAGACTAGGAACGCAACAGACCCGACTAGTGATACAGAGGTCAGTGATATGTATGAATTATAAGGTGCACCAGTGCCGTCTTGGTTTGCGTTGGTCTCATAGAATGATCTGTTGAGGTCATCACGATCAGTGACATATACCGGGTCCATTATAGAGGTAACATCAAGAGCACCGTCTTCATCTTCAAACGGTGTACTGATTGTCACGCTTTGACCACCAAGAATCTCCACAGAGTTTGCCAATTGGAATACCGGCTGCATCTGAGCAACGGCACGGGGCTTTGCCTTGACCCTGATCCAGTTTGTCACAGGGGTGTCAGACCACTCAACATCAGTCATGTTCGTGTAGTCATACTCCTGCAGCGTGGCACCAACAGCGGTACCAACAAAGTGCATCCGGTTCCAGAACTGAATGACACCGTGCTCATCAGCAAACATCACTGCCTGCTCTGACTCACAGATACGGTCAAAGACTTGCTTGACTGTCAGTCCACTGAGAGTGACAAAGCCGGGAGCTTCCTGCAGTGACGGCTCAATGTTGAACTGAGCACTTGAGAATCCCAACTCAAGCAAGATGTCCTCAATTATCTCATGGAAGTAATAGTCCTCATAACGCTTCGTGACAGGCTCCACAGTGCTGAAGTATTCCATCACGTCAAATGCATGCATGTTCAGCTTCTGACTCATCAGAGAGCCTTTGGGACGGTCTGAGAATCCAACAAATTGCTGCACGTTCTCACCGTCAAAGCCTGCTGAGATCTTCACCGGTCTCCGGTTCTTGTTCACAAACGCTCCAATAGTAGGATCAAAGCCGGGCAGATACCGCTTGCTGATGTTGTCCAGCTCCACATCTGCCTGTGCTGAGAACACCCCATAGGACTTCACACTGCTCATCCGGTTGACTGATATGTCATTGACCTGACCGGACTCATCCTCATAGGTGTACTTGTCAAAGAATGTGACATCAGCACCGGCTCCCTTTAGGAAGTCAGGACCTTCAATCTGTGATGTACCAATCATGAAGAATGTTGCTGCAGCGTCATAGTCTTTGAGCCACCCAACAAGGAAGCCAAAGGTGACATCATTGACGGGTGCTTCTGCTGCAGTTGTGAACTCAGAAGAGACTGCCTGACTCATATCAAACCTCTCTCAGCGTGACTGTCAGATCCCTCATGAACGTACCGCCACCATAGTACTCAGGTGCATCTAGTGGGAGATCCGGTATGCCAGTGAAGGCAAAGCTCCCAAAGGAAGAATCACTGTTGCTGAATGTTACTGCATCACCGTCATTGAATAGAGTCATCAAAGCCTGAAACTCAGCCGGTTCAAGCATTGTCCACTTCATCATTGCCCACTTCTTTTTGGCACGGCGGTTCCTCTGACGGTTCCCGGCAAGCGAGATGTTGTCAGTGAAGAACTGATCATAG